TGGTAATAGACATATACCTAAAAAATGAAAAAGAAAAAATAGATTTTCATTTTCCAGTAAATCCATTCGATAGTTTATCTATTAAAAAAGAAAAAAGGTTTGAAACTGTAGATATAGTAAACTTAGGCGAATTTGACATTAAAAAAGAAGGAGAGAAGATAAGAGAAATATCATTTAAAACATTTCTGCCTAACTTATATGACGCTTCTTATTGCAGATACAGTGAGTTAAAAAATCCAATCGAAGTAGTGGCAATGCTTGAAAAGTGGGTAGACCAAGCTGAACCATTACGATTAATAGTAACTGGTTTTGGCTACAATGGATTAGTTACAATATCTAATTTTAGTAATACTCAAACAGCAGGAAGAGAAGAAGACAGAGATATTGAGATAACATTTAGAACTTACAGAGAACTGAAGATAGAGACATTAAAGAAAGAAACTAAAAGTAATACTAAAACAGATTTAAAAGACAATAGACCTAATAATAAAACCACTCCAAAAATATATACTGTTAAGTCAAGTGATACATTATATAAGATAGCTAAAAATCTTTTAGGCAAAGGTTCGAGATGGCCAGAAATTTACAATATACCCGAAAACAAAAAAGTCATTGGTAAAAATCCGAATGTGATTAAAAAAGGACAAAAGTTGGTGATACCTTCTAAATGAAAATAATATTAAATGGAAAATATGATATTGCAAATTTTAACGAGGGAATAACATTAAGTGAAGCTATAGACGGAGTTGCATATAAGATGGATGTATCATTAGTAGAACCTAAACAACTTCAAGATATATGGATTAAAAAAGGTGATAAAATAGTTCTAATTGACATTGCATATGAGAGTAAAAAAGAAGAAACAATCTTTGATGGAGTCATATGGGAAACTAGGAGAAGTGAAAAGAGTAAAAAACTGACATTATCTTGTAGAGAAAGAACTGTTTACATGGAAGAATCAGAAGAACAATATTCGTTTAAAGAAAATACAGCAACACAAAGAATTGAATACTACTGCAAACAATGGAATATACCTTACTACAATCTAGCGAATACTTCTGTAAAACTTGCTAAAGTAATACATAAGACAAATATACTAGATATGATTAAAAAAGACTTAAAAGAAACAGCGAGTAAGGGTGGAGACTTATTTAGAGTAAGGATGGATAATAAATTAAAACTATTTAAGCTTGGTACTAATGCAAATGTATATAAATTAGATAGTATATTAGAAGATGCAAACTTTACAAGTAGTTTTAATGATGCAGTAACAAGTGTAAAAGTTTTAGGAAAGAGTAAAGATGAAAATACAAAAGCACCTATCATTGGAACATATAAAAAGGACTCAGACAAATATGGAACACTGCAAAAGATTAAACAAGATGAAAAGATAAAAAATACTAAAGAAGCTAAGAAAGCAGCAGAAGCAATGTTCAATAGTGGAGAGGAAACAATAAGTGTAGATTGTGCAGTAGATATAAATAGAATAAGAGCAGGTGACAAGGTAAGTTTAAAAAGTAAAGAATATTATGTTATAGATGTCACTCATACACTAGATTCTAGACTGAAAATGAAGCTCAATATAGGGACTTTAGAATATATAAGGAGGAAGTTTTATAACAATGACTGATGCTAGATTTAATGGAATTGCTAGAATATTGAAAGAAAATATGAATAAAAGTGTAGCAAATAGCACTTTTGGAATGGGTTGTGAACTTGCAGAAATAACAACAAATGGATTAAAAGTAAATGGTTATAAAGATGAAATACAAGATTATTTAGTATTAGAGAGTTTAATATTAAAAGAGGATTATTTTACTTTTTCAGATGAAGCTTTAAGTGGAGAATATAGGCATAAGCATAAAATAGAAACTACAAAAGAATTAAAACCCTTGGCTATAGGCGATAAGGTGTTAGTAGCAGTCATGGGAGCTGAATTTGCAGTAATTGGGAGGGTTGTAAATGCCAAACCTATTTCCAATTAATGAGAAATTTGAAACTGTAGAATTAAAAAATAATGATGAAAATGAATTGGACCTAAAGGGTTCTTTTTTATTTGATTTTGAAAAAGGTGAATTTGTTAAAAATGCAGATGGAACATTAAAAAAATGCGATAAAGTTCAAGCGTACAAACAATGGTGTCAGAAAGCTATATTAACACCTAGGCACAAAAGGTCAGCTTATTCTAGTGTATATGGAAGTGAAATAAAAGAATTAATCGCTAGTAACTTATCACAAAATGCAAAAGAGCTTGAAATAACTAGATTAATAAAAGAAACTCTTTTAGTGCATCCTTACACAAAAGAAGTAGGAGAGTTTAGTTTTAATTGGCTGGAGAATAGCAGGTTAGTAGAGTATGAATTTAATGTATTAACAATAGATGATGAAAATATAGTAATTGATGGCAATATAAAAAGGTAGGTGATTATATGCAAAGAGAGCTACCTATACCAGTATTTTTAACAGAAGATGAGGACTCTGTACATGAAAGGATGTTAAGTAACTTTCAAGATGTGAGCACACTAGAAGGGGACTTTATTTATGATGCAACAAGACCTACAGCAGAGCAGATAGCCGAATTAAAACAACTAGGATTACAAAATAATTTAAAGATAGCATTTCCTCAGACCTCTTATGGAACTTATTTAGAGTGGCTTGGTGAATGTAAAGGAGTATTTAAAAATCAACCAACTAAGGCTACTGGAGTTATTACATTTACAGGTATGCAAGGAACTATCATTACAAAAGGAACTATAGTAACTACTATTGCAACTGATGAAAAACAGAGCATAGAATTTGAGCTTCTTGAAACTAAAACTATAGGAGAAAATGAAACAGTAGATATTAAAGCAGAATGTAGAGTTGCAGGAATTATAGGGAATGTGTCTAAAGGTAGTGTAGCCGTTTTGCTAGGTTCTATTAATGGTATTAAATCAGTTACTAATAAAGAAGATTTCAAAGGTGGAACAGATATTGAAGACGAAGAACATTTTAGAGAAAGAGTTCTTGTAGCAGAACAAGAAGATAAACTTAGTGGAGCTAGTTCAGATTATATAAGATGGGCTAAAGAAGTAGATGGAGTGGGATATGCTTATGTAGTTCCCGAATGGAATGGAGCAGGGACAGTAAAAGTATTAATACTAGATAAAAACAGAAAAGCAGCAACACAAGAATTAATAGATAAGGTCCAAGAATATATATATCCATTGAATATATCAGAAGGAGAAAATAGAGATGGGAAAGCTCCTATCGGTGCATTAGTTACAGTTGTGACACCTGACACATTACTTATTAATGTAAAAGCTAGTTTTATATTTAGTAATGGCTTTAGTGAAGAAACTGTATTAAACAATCTAAAAACTAAGATAGATAAATATTTAGATAAGATTGATTTAGGGGGGACAGTCTCATACAATGCTATACAGGCGATAGTAGGCTCTATGATGCTGACAGATGAAGGTATAGAAGACTTTTCTAATCTTACTATAAATGATGTAAAAGAAAATATAAAATTGCAAGACCAAGTGGTCGGAATAGGGGAAATAGTTAACGAGGTGGTTGGATGATAGCTTCTAAAAAAGGTAAAGAAATGCTTCTTACATTATCTCCTATCTATGAACAATCTATCATAATGCAAAGCTTATATGAAGCTATAGGAAGCGAATTTGATAATCTAGAATTATTAAATAAAGAAATAGAGTTACAATTATTCCCTCAGAGTGCGACATGGGGACTTGAATTTTGGGAAAATAGAGTGGGTTTATCCACTAATATAGATGAAGATATAGAAGCTAGAAGAAGAAAGGTCATTGCTAAGCTTCAAAGTAAATATATTATGACACCTAAAAGAATGGCTATGATACTCCAATCTTATACAGGTGCAAACATAAAAATAAATGAAAATATATCTCCATATACTTTTGGTGTTGAATTAACCAGTACCCAAGGTTTTCCTAAAGATTTAGAAGATTTATATAAGAGAGTAAATGTTATAAAACCTTCTCATTTAGCTGTAAGTTATAAGTTAGTTTCTTTATTGAAAAGTAAAACCTATTTTGCACAAACGGCAATTATGAGCGAAGAAATAACTGTATATCCGTACACAAGCAAAGAAGTAAAAGCAAGTGTTAAAGCCAAGTTTGCACTAGCTCATAACATGAGCTCAGAAACATTAACAGTATATCCAAGATAGGAGGTGGCATAAATGGCTGATGAACAATTTTACACAATACTAACAAACATAGGTAAAGCTAAGATTGCTAATGCAGGAATGTTAGGTAAGTCAGTAATTTTAGAGAAGATTCAAGCAGGTGATGGTGGAGGAAACTACTATAATCCAACAGAAGACCAAACAGCATTAAAAAATAAAGTTTGGGAAGGGAATATAAATGCTTTTGATAATGATGAAAATAATCCTAACTGGATTATTGCAACAGCATGTATCCCTGGTTCGATAGGTGGATTTACAGTTAGAGAAATGGGTCTTATAGATAATGAAGGAGATATGATTGCAGTTTGTAAAAGCCCTGAAACCTACAAGCCAAAAGTTGATAATGGAGCTATGAAAGATTTGTATTTGAAATTTATCATAGAAGTATCTAATGTAGAGAAAGTGACATTAGTTGTTGACCCTACAGCTATTTTTCTAACTAAAAAAGATGAAGAAAAAATATTAACAAATATTAATAAACTAGACACTAAAATAGATACAACCAAAACAGAATTAACAAGCAACATAGAAACTACTAAAACAGAGCTAAACACTAGAATTGACACAGAAAATGAGAAACAAAATATTAAAATTGACCAATTAATCGCAGGTGGTTCAAATGTGGCATCTACTCAAATAATAACAATTGATGATTGGGTTGAGGATGCAGAAAATGGATTCAAAGCAACTGTAACACATAGTTTATTAACACAGAGAATAGTTGTAAATATTATAGATGC